CCGTTGTTTTTCATAGTTTTTAATTTATTAGAGGTTTATTACTTTTTCTTGTTTTTGTTGTAATACTTTTCAATAGTACTTTGAACTGCGTTTCTGATACTTTCAGTTCTTAACTTTTTTACCTGTTCAGGTGTTGCGTTATTTTTTTTACATCCACATCCCATATTGTTAGTATTTTATTATAAATATTTAACACATACTATTTTATAGTAAATAAATGAACTAATTTTAGTATTTATAGTTATAATTTAATATGAGAGTTAATATTGATATATCACAAATCAGAGATGTTGTTAAGATTCTTTTAGAAAATGAAGGTGATAACGAGGTTGTTATAACACCTGAACAATATATTCATTTTTTGAAGTTCGCTGGATATGATGGTAAGGCGGTTCAGAATATGAAACAATTTAGAGGTAAAAGAATTGTTATTGACGGAAATTTAGATTTAAGTAGAACAGATGCTAAGAACATAACAAATATTACGGTTAAAGGTTCTTTAGATGTTAGTAACACACAGGTTAATTCACTTGAAGGTGTGGTGACTACCACATACATATCAAAATATGGAACACCTCTTGAAAAAATGCTCATCAAAAGAGAAAGAGAAAAGAAGATAGCGGAACAAGAAACTTTAAGAGCGAATGATGAATGGAATTTAGAAACTTCAACTACGAATATTGCTGAATATGCGAATGTATTGTTTGAATATCTTACTTCTTCGTCAGGTGATTTTGAGGCGAAAGAACCTGGTGATGATGAAAGATTAAAGCAGTTATATGCTGAAAAAGAAGAACGTGAACAAATAGAGATTGAAACAGAGGATAATGAAAACTTATTGGATTTGGAAGCGATAGAGGAAGAAATTGGAGAGCTTGAGAAAAGAATTGATTTGTATAATCTGGTTCATGATTACACATATTACGGAATGAGAGTATTTTATGTTTTGACAAATGATTTGGAAGAAACAAAAGAAAGATGGGCGGTGGGTGATGAGGGAACAACCTACCGAGCGGCTTATGAAAAAGTAGATGAATTGATTGATGAAATAGGAATAAATGGATTTAACACAAGTTTTGTTGAAAATCATTTGGATGAAGAAGAATTAAAAGATTATTTCCGTGAAGGTGAGGAGGATAATGTTAGGGAAAATTTGGAAGATTATTTTGACGAGGATGAATTTGAATATAGTGACCCAAAAGTCCAAGAAAGAATTGATGAAATTAATGCGAGATTGGAAGATTCTGAAATAGACCAAGAAGAATATGATGAGTTAAATGAAGAACTTGATGAATTAAAAGATAGTGATAAAACTGTTCCTGAAGATTTAATTGATGATAAGGTTGAGGATTTATTAGATGATTTAGTTTCTGGTTCAGCAATGTCAGTTATTGAAAATTATGGGTTAAATTTAGCCGACTTCATTAATTTATCGGAGTTCAAAAAAGACGTAATTGACTCTGATGGTATTGGACACACACTTAACTATTACGATGGAACGGAAGATACTATTGAATTTGATGGTGAAACATATTACATTTTACAAATAGAAGGGTAAAATGGAAACAAAACCAAAAAGAAGAAAATCAAAAAAAGATAATCATTTTAAGTTATCAACAGACTGGTTGTTAACAGAACCAGTTGACTACGAACATAAGTATTATATGTTGATGGACTTCTTAAATTTCTGTGACGATAAGATTGAAAAGTTTGAGTTGTATCCGTTATTCAGTGAAATGTCGTTACACCTGGCTAATCTACAGGTCATTTCATCAGAGTTCAAATACATCCAACTTAATAAAAAGTTTCAGGTGATTGATGATGAAATATTAATTAATGAATTAAAGTTTACACCAATACCTAACCTAAATGATAATGAGTTAGAAGAACTCAATAAAATCCTCAAATATGCCGGTCCGAAGTTTTACGAATACTTTAATGTTATTAAGGCTCTTTGGACTTTAACTTATGATTCAGTTTCAATTAAACATGTGAATGAAACATCGGAACAAAACTTGGAGACAGGTTACTTCTTCACATTAAACGGAAACAATAAGAAGATTTGGAAATACGCAACTGGTGGGGTTGATGTTGTTAAACACGATTCCAAGTTTGCAGTTCAATTATTATTTGATGGGGAAAGTAGAAAAGTTATTAAATCAATTTTGAAAGATTTGGGTGAAGATAATAGTTTACCAATCTTTGAGTTGATGTCCACACAAGATTTACCATTCGAAAATACTTTACTACCAATATTCAAAAGAAAGGTTTTAAGTAATATCGTTCAGAAAAAAACGATTGTGAATCTAAAAAAAGATTAGTATATTTGTAATATGGGATTCAACAAAAAGATAGTAGGTGAGTTACAAATACTCGAGATAGAAATGAATCCCGAAAATATAAAATACTATCTTAAAGCTGATAGCATTTTATTTTCGTCCATTGAAGTAGAAACCAAATTCAAAGAATATGAAAAAAAATATAGACCCGTATGAACTTCTATTAAGAAACCTTGAAAAACCACTTCATATCACTTACATTTGTGATAGTATCTTTAGAGTTGGAATTGATGAAACAAGAAAAAGAATCAACCAACTTGTTGAACAAGGATTAATTGAAGAAAGTAAATACGGAAAAGATTATTATGTCAGAACAAAAAGAAATGGTTAATCATCCTTCCCATTACGGGGGAAAGGATAATCCATACGAAGCCATCAAAGTCATCGACGCTTGGGATTTAGATAAAGATTTTTATTTGGGTAACGCTGTGAAATACCTATCACGAGCCGGTAAGAAAGATAACGTCGTTCAGGACTTGAAGAAGGCGGTATGGTATATTGAAAAGAAAATAGAAAAATTACAGAATGATTGAGAATTATATTAACAGAGTCCTGAATGGTGATACTATTGAGGTAATGAGTGAAATGCCTGAAGGATGGGTTGACCTAATAGTTACATCACCACCATATAATGTCGGGATAGCTTATGATGTTCACAACGATGAAATTGTTATGGACGAATATTGGAAGTGGTCTAAAAAATGGTTAACGGAAGCTTACCGTCTACTAAAAGATGATGGAAGAATGGCTATTAACATTCCATATGAAGTAAATGTACAAGACAGAGGTGGTAGAGTATTCTTTGCTTCTGAACTATACCAAGTAATGAAGAAAGTTGGGTTTAAGTTCTATGGTATCGTTGACCTTGAAGAAAACTCACCACATAGAAGTAAGACAACCGCTTGGGGTTCTTGGATGAGTCCATCGGCTCCTTACATCTACAACCCAAAGGAATGTGTGATATTAGCATATAAGAAACATCACATTAAGAAAGTTAAGGGTGAACCACAATGGAAAGGTGAACCATACCTAACTGAAGATGGGAAGAACAAAGTTGCTTACTCTGAGCAAGATAAGAAAGAGTTTATGGAACTGGTGTTTGGACAATGGAAATACTTTGCGGATACCCGTTCATTAACCAAGGCGACCTTCTCCATGGATATTCCTGAAAAGGCAATCAAGATTTTATCTTATAGAAACGATGTGGTATTAGACCCCTTCAACGGTTCAGGAACAAGTTGTGTTGCAGCAGTTGTCCATGACAGACGATGGGTCGGTATTGAATTAAGTGAAAACTATTGTGAAATAGCAAAACAAAGGATACAAAGTTTTGTTGACCAAAAGAAACAACAAAAGTTGGAATTTGAAAATGGGGTTAAATAACTCCATTTTTTTGTTTATTGATATATTTATAATAAAATATTGTAATGAAAAATTCAGAAGTTGTTAAATTTTTATTGGAAACTCAAACTCAGTTCAGAGTTTTACACTGGCAAACAAAATCATTTGCTAGACATTCTGCTTATGGTGGAATATACGAAAGTTTGGATGATTTGATTGATAAGTTTGTTGAGGTATGTATGGGAAAACACGGAAGACCTAGTTTTACAGGTGGTTATTCTTTAGGTGGTAGTGATATTGAAGAACTTGACTTAACAGAATATGTTAGTTCAGTTTGTGAATATCTTGTCGGACTTTCAGAAGAGTATGACCCAAAGATGGATTCTGACTTATTAAACATTCGTGATGAGATGTTAGCGGAAATTAACCAGTTGAAATACTTGTTAACTTTAAAATAGAGGTATATTACTTTTTTACTTTAAAAGGTTCATCGTTATGGTGAACTTTTTTTTTGTTACAATATTTATTATTAATGAAAAAGATAATTTCCGAAGGTGGTATTAGAAATATTAAAGAACTTTCTAATAGATACAAAAAAGCAAAGATATACTTTCACCAAGATTTAGACGGTGTTGCGACAGCATTAGCAATGAAAAAATACCTTGAAGACAACGGGATTAAAGTTGTTGATGTTGAGGTAATCCAATACGGAGATAAGGAATTTGCGGTTAAGAAGGCTGATGCTACAGGTGAAATTATGCCAGTGTTGGTAGATTTTGCTCACGGAAAACCTATGTTCGTTGTTCACACTGACCACCACGATAGACAGGCAGGTGCTGAAGAAACAAAGTCAACACAGTTTAGAGGAGCTCGTTCAAATGTTGAAACCCTTTCACAGATTGTTCCGGCATCTGAAATTTTCACACCTGAAGATGTTGCAACCATATCAATGGTTGATAGTGCGGATTACGCATCCAAGAATATTACACCTGAAATGGTGATGAATTATGTTTACGGAACATCAAAAGAAAAAAGTGCTAAAGAAAATAGAATGTTATTAGGTTTGGTAACAAACAAACTATTATTAGCGTTCAAAAGTAAACCAGGGTTTTTAGAAACGTTGGTATTAGATTGTAAACCTTCAATCCTTTCAATCTTTAACAAGATAAAAGAGTTGATGAAGACAAATAGATATGCTGACATTTCTTCATTAGAAAAGAATAAAGAAGATTATGTTCAAACAATGAAAGGACATAAGAATGTTGAGGTTAAAGATAACATCATCGTTCAGTATGGTGGTGGTAGTATGATAAAACCAGGTTCTTACGACAGATACACACCATTTAGAAACAATCCTGAAGCTGACTTCCTTGTTATAGCTTGGCCACTTGGACTACTTCAAGCATCTTGTAATCCATTCAAAAAAGAAAGAGAACTTAAAGGTGTTAACTTGGGTGAGATAGCTCAAGAGGTGTTAGGACATTGGGAAGGACAACTTAAAGAAAAACAAATACCACTTTCAACAATTAAATGGGTATCTGAAACTGCGGCTAAAGAAGAATCGGTTGGATTTACATTTAAAGATTTTGCAGCAATTTATGGTGACAAATACTTGGATAAGAAAGATGGTGTTAAAGAACTTATGGATATTAAATCATTGATGGAAAAGAAATCATCTGAACTAACCGAAGAAGAGTGGAGTGTTTTGGATAGTGTTTCAGTTCCAGTATGGGAAGTTATCCAAGCAAATTCAGGTGGACACAAGTGTATTACAAATATATCTGGTTTGAATTATATTGGAAGAAGTAAGAGACCACCACAAGGTAAACCTAAATATGATTCTGAAAAAGACGACTCACCTTATATTAAATTCTTAAAGATGTTACAGAATAGGTTTGTTAATGTCTTACAGGAAAAGATTGGTGAAAGTAAGAAAGGTTAAATTTTAGTTAAGAATTTACAGATATCACCTTCTTCTATGTTTTCATCTTGACAACGACCACCTTCTATTTCTAA